CTAAAGAGTTGTCTCTGTGGAAATCAGATTTAGATAACCCTCAAACGGTAAGGATACTTCTAACATTATTAAATATTGGAAGGGCCTTTAAGTTTAAGGCTATTCTAAAACTGGATACCATAGAGACTCCTTCAAAGGGAATTCCTCAAAATGAGGACACAATAAATGTGATCTGTAAGACTCTAGGAGTCTACCCTCAATCTTTACAATGGACTGATTTTCATTTCTCAACTAAGAGTGGTCCTAATGGTCCTGCTTTGGCTTCAGCCTTAACTGACTTGGACGCTATAACACCTCAACAAAAGGAAGATATTATCCTTTTGGGTGGGTTAGCGCTTCAAGTAGCTATGACTAAGCCTTATCAGCCGACCGGTTTGGGCTACTCTATGATTGAAATCTGGAGATTAATCCATGCAAAGGCTGAAAAGTATTCTCGTAAGCTTAGTTACTTCAGTGATAAGGAGGGTAAGACAAGAGTGATTGCCATTCTTGATTATTGGACTCAGACAGCATTAAAGCCTCTTCATGACGCTTTAATGAGTATATTGAGAAATATACCGTCTGATTTTACCTTTAATCAAGATGATTTTCAATCTTCCTTACCGTCTACCGGTCCATACTATTGCTATGATCTTTCCGCAGCAACAGACAGAATGCCTGTTGACTTTCAAGTCAGTGTTTTAACTAACTTGATTGGGAGAGAGCATGCTTTAGCATGGAAACGCCTGCTAGTAGGAGAAGCCTTTGTGAACAAAGACTGTGACCACCCTATATATTATAGGGCGGGACAGCCGATGGGAGCATACTCCTCTTGGGCCGCGATGGCTCTAAGTCACCACGTAATGGTTCAATTATCAGCGATTAATGCTCAGGTTGTTAAACCTGGTCATTATTTCCCTGATTACTGTCTATTAGGTGATGATTTAGTTATAGCCAATCGTGAAGTAGCTCTTCAATATAAAATCTTGTGCTCTCAGCTTGATATGCCGATTTCGGATGAAAAGACTCTAGTATCTGAAAAGATGCTCGAGTTTGCCAAACGGATCGTCATGTCAGGTGTTGAGGTATCAGGTTTTAGTATCGGGGGTTTCTTAGAAACTTGGAAGAAGTATTCACTTCTTCATGAGTTCTTAAGAAACCAAGCTACTCACGGCTGGAACTTGCCTATCTCTGAGCACCCAGACTTGATCCGAGCCACATTTAGTTTCTTTAAACGCCCCGCGCAAGCGGAGAGGATAATTAAACTATATATGGTTTATCACTATATAGGAAATTTCATTAGTATGGTTACTAATGAGAAATCTATACCCTGTGACCGTATTAATGCAGGACACTCATTGCGAGTCTCCGTGCAGCAATACTTCCACAGGACTTTTCCTTTATGGGAGTTTATTTCGACTCCCGAGATGTTGAATCTCCTCGTTGATTTTATCAAAGAGATGAAGTTAAAGATAGCGATTTCGGATGTTGAGAGATTGTTTGAGAACCGGGACTCCATAGTGAAAACTATGGATGACCAGGCTCTTAAACATCTCCCAAGCTTGAATGTCCAGTTATACCAAGCTCTAAGACGTGAGACGCTTCCCGTTATTAGTGTTGCTAATACCCTTCTTAGACTTAGTGTCGACGCCGTTAACCGTTTGGTTAGTGACGAAGATGTTAATATCTTTGAATTAGGTATTAGTAAATACTATGTTGGAGAAGCTATCTTCAGCCTTAGAAGAGCTCGGTCTATCTCACTAGCTCAGGCCCGGTTAACTAAGCAACTTTTAGATGTTTGGCAGGATCGGGCTATGGAGTCTGTCCCTATGTATCAATATATCGAGAGATATACTGGTTTTAGGGCTGACGTCCAAGTCCGACCTGTCTTAACACCTAAGTTACGTCGTGTAACTGGTACTAAGCGCTGCAAGTAGTACTCGAGCGGGCACCTAAACCTGCTATACGGTAGTCCTTCCGACCTAGTTTGGAGAGAAAGGAAAAGTGCTCTGGTTTTCCAGATACTTTTCTCTCTGACCTAATTAGGAGGGCCGAAGTCCCGTATAGTGGGACCCTCCAGAGATGGAGGGAGGCTTTGGTGACTTGGTA